CCCAAACAAAACGCAATCTACCTCGGTGATATTTGGAAGACACAACCTGAAATCTGTATGTCAAACTACCTCGCCAATAGGCAAAAGGAAGAGAAGCAAAAGAAAGAGCAGTGAAATAATGGGGCCTATGGCCTGAAAGCTCTGATGAGCCTATCCTATGCGACACGGGGGCAACATAAGTATTCCACAGCAATTCTTCTTCAGCTTGACCAACCTGCCAAGAAAAGGTATCAAGAAAGGACTGTCTGGTAGCTATCGAAAGAATGTCCAGTTCGTCCTCTCCATCTCTACCAAAAATTCTAGGATCGATAGATAGTTCTTGTTTACAATCTAGCGAAAGCTTGGCTACATCATCTTCTTGATTGGATGTAGCAAAAGAACCTTTGGTGTTAGGTCGAAATACAGAAGTAGATAATATCGGTGTTCGACTGTACCCGAATATAGAAGCGACTTTTGATAAAGCATTTGCCCCAATTTGGGTAGCAGTGGCGTATGGTCCTAGGACAGGAGCATTTTTAAATTTAGATGCTATACTAGCTAAAGCACTAGCAGGTTTTGATATAGGTCCCATTCCATACTCATCTCCTCTCTCTTCAACTTCAGAAGTCGAAATGGGAGGAGGAATTATTAGGGAATCGTAGGTTTGTTGAGTAGCTACGCCTAGCTTGACGTTTTCAGCCCATCCGTAGACGGTAACAGTTACAGGGTCTGTTGCTCCATTAGCATGTTTTAAAGGATTAATGGAATCAATTTGTAATAGACCTAAACCATCAGTAATATCTAAGGATGTGATATCAATATTTGCTCTAGGATAAAAGAATGGTAAAACCATTTCTCCTCCTTCACAAGTTGTAGGATTAATGAAAACGTGTGGTTTTTGTGTATTAAGTGTGAGTTGATCAGTGTTAGGCCCTGAAAAGGCATAATCGTTAATATTATCATACATAGCAAGTGGTGTATAGTAACAAATGGCTCTCCCATAATGGAAAGGAGTACCATTGACTACTATCTTGATATGCATATCAAAATTCATCAACTTATAGTGAGCAACTTTTTGAGCAACTCGGGGATCTCGTATAAACTGTCCCCAAGGGTCGATAAACACAAAACGCAACTCGGAACCTACGTTCCAAACCTCAGTATCCAACTTTATCGGTCTACTGAGGAAATGTTGTAATTCAGTGCAGGAGTCATACACCTGATCTCGCAATGGATCGAGAAATTCAGGTGGCGCTTCTGTTGCACCAGGTTTATCATCCATGAACGTTACAGTGGCAGTTTGCTCTGTCGAGCGTTCACCTACCTCAGTACGTTCTATGGTGATAAGTTTT